AGTCAATCGGCCTTGGTTGGGAGTGCCTAACTCTCGATCGAATGAAACCTTATTATCTGGAAAATTTAAATCACCAGTAGTAGGATCTTGTATTGGTGTTTCATCTAAATAAACGCCTTTTTTATTTCCTATAATCCCCTCAATAGGCCCTTCACAGAGCATGTCAACCAGTTGAATTGTTGAAATAGAATTAAGACCCATGTTCTAAAGCTCCTAATGACTTTTGTTGCTTTGGGGAATAATCCAAGTCCCAGCCCGCCTTATTCCTATAAAACAACCACTAGCAACATTATGCTCCTCTATTCTTACTTCTACTGAATGATTATCAGCCCATAAAACAGGTTTACCATTAGCGTCGACACTCCATTTAGTCACTGGATATTCAACGACAAATCTATAATTATCTGTGTCTTTTAGAAGACCTTGGACAGTTATATAATTGATGCCTGCTACTCTCTGAGCATTCCAATTCCATACTCTGACTTTTATTTTTATAAAACCATCAATTTTTGTACTGTCTGGATTATTAGGAGAAGCATATTGAAAGAACCCTTTATTTAATTCAAATGCTATTTGAAATCGACTAGCTGGATACACTTGATCACCTTCAAGCACCAAACCTTGTCCACTTGAAGCCCCGCTCTCCATTCCAAAATTAATAGTCTGGCCAGGTTCTCCAAATGGTAATTCAGTAACTTTGTCTCTATAACGTACACCACCTTCCATTCTTACTAATTGAGACCATGTTGCACCGGTGCCGGTACCATCGCTCCCCCAAAAATGCAAGTCTGTCCAATGTTCATAACGTATTCCATACATCCCAGACATAGACTTCCATTTCATAATTCCATCAATTTCATATCCATTGACTCTTACTGAACTAACACCTGGGTCACGTATATATGGCGTCCGTTCATCTGAGTCGTCTGTAATTTGCATGTTCGCAGAGATAACATGACCCCCAATCATTGTTTTCCCATAAGCAAGAGGAACAGTTTTACCCGCACCTACAGAATTAACTGGCCCTGTAAATGCATAACTTTGTCGTCCATCTGCCCCCCTAATAGAAGATTGTGGACCTACTTCAGGCGTTCCTCCCGCAATACTGAATCTTGGTTGATCCTGTGGTTGAGGAGCTAATAAATTAGAAATACCTCCCAATGTAAGAGCAACTCCCATATTCCCGCCAATTGCAATAGCACTAGAAAGGAAAGAAGATCCCGTCAATGTTCCAAACATTGCGCCACCGCCAAGGC